AGTAAGTTGATGGGCGTCGAGGTTCCGGGCTATGACGATGTTTATTATGAGCCCGGTGGAGACACTGACGCGGCGGACTTCATAGCGGATCAACTTGACGACCAACAGCATTTTGAGCGTGTAACGACTCCAGACCGCGGCTGCTTTGCACTGCTGTCAGTAGCAGGCAACCCGATACACGTCGGATTCATGCTTGATAACCGGCAGATGATACACACGCGCTCAGGCGTAGGGCCGTCAGTTGATGACGTGACCACGATCAAATGGAAGGGGCGCACACTTGGTTTCTATAAATACAGGCAAGCAAATGACCGCTAACGTCGTAGTTTCAAAAGCTCCATTCCTTTCGCCTATTCAGGAGCCGGTCGATGCTGGGCGAACAGTTGAATCAATATATGGAGACTACACGGGGCTTGCAAGAGAGCACACGCGGGCGTTCATTAATGGCAACCCGGTTGATGATTGGAATCAGGAAGTGGTTAGTGGGGATCTCCTGACGCTGCACCAAGTGCCGTCGGGCCTAAGCGCAGTAGCGCCGATAGCCATTGCCGCGCTCGCTGTATCAGTTGCCACTTTTTTTCCTCTTCGCCCCCTGAAGAGCCCCGAAATCTCTGATAACGAAAAGCGCAAGCGTGTAAAAGGCGACAGCAACCAAAATAGAGCCTACGAGCCAATTCCCTACATCCTTGGGAAGCGCAAGATTGTGCCAGCTTATGCGGCCAATCCATATTATGAATACCGTGGCAAGGATCAATACTATCGGATGCTGTTGTGCGTCGGCTACGGGCCAATGAACGTCACTGATGTGCGCATTGGCGAAGTACCCATCAGCAGCTTTGGGGAAGTCGAGTACGCGGTTGTCGATTGGTACAACAATTCTGACACCGAAACGCTGCGTGATATATGGTCAAGGGACGTTGCTCAGAATCAGGTTCGGGACGAATTGCCGAGAACGAACAGCGGCTGGTTAAACAGCTTTATCCCTGTGGGCAAGGGCATAACGAACGTAACATTCGCTTACCCTCGGGGACTCTACATAATAGTTGGAGACGGTAGCAGGCATGCCCTTGGGGGAGCGATAGAGCTTCAATACCAGGGCCAATCTGGTGATTGGTTTACGCCTGCCCGGTATTTTAATAGAACATCGGCGAACCTGGGTACAGTTCCATACAGCCTGTTCAAATGGGGCGGCGTACTGTACCGGTCAGGCGCATTAGATTGGGCATGGGGAAAGAAAAACCTGTTCAGCGCCACACAAGTACCGACAAGCTACATAGTGTATGACGATGGCAACGGGTATATCGTTCTTAATGCGCCCGAAAGCTATTTTATTGGCAGCGTTCTTGCTTGGTCAAAAAGCAGCAAATTCTTTACCCGGTCAATCACGTTCGACCCGTTCCTTCACGGTAGCCCACCGACTGAGACCCCTGTCACGGTGCGGGCGCGTAACCTATCGCCCGGCAATAGCAGCCGCAAGCCGTGGACAGATACGGTCAATCTGGAGTTCACCCAGCGCAACGCGCCTCTTGAAACCACGCGGTTTGATGAGCTGGTCGGCAGCCCAAGCGGCAACTATCGGCCTGTAATTATTGCGCTTAACATCAAGGCGACAGATCAGGTCAGCGGAAACCTGGACTCGGTTAATGTTATTGCTGAATCTGTTGTGCCGTCGGTGTGGGCCAATGACTGGCGCGAATGGTTTGGCCAGACGCTCAAGACCAGCAGCAACCCGGCTGAGCTTTACAGGTGGGTGCTGCAAGGCCCGTTTAACCGCGCCCGCGTTGCCAATAGTAGGATCAGGCTAGATGACCTGGATGCTTGGCGCTTGCGTTGTATCGCGGACGGCTGGGAGGCTTCCAATTACAACAACGAAGCGGCTGCTCTCAAGTCGGTATTGAATAACGTGGCGAAGAGCGGACGCGCTGAATTTGCAATGCGCGACGGCAAGTTCAGCGTTGTGCAAAACATTGAAAAGCTGATTCCAACGCAGATTTTCACCCCTAAAAATAGTTCCGGCTTTAGCTCAAAGCGAGAATTTCCGGCCCCATCGGACGGCATTACAGTTGAGTTTCAAAACGAGGATCAGGACTGGGAGCTGGACGAGTGGACCTATTACGATCCCGATATTCTTGAAGCAAACCGAATCGGACAAACCGAGTCACTTGAGCTTTGGGGCGTCACTAATCCCGCCCTTGCTCAGAAGCACGCGCGGTTTGCATACCTTGAAAAGCGCTTTCGTAGAGAGACGTATGAGCTAACAACAGATATTGAGAACTTGGCATGTGCCAGGGGTGATCTTGTCCTTGTACAAAATGACATCATTGATGTGGGCCTTGGCAGCGGACTTGTAAAATCCACTGGCGCGGGCACGTTTTCTATTGATGAAACATTCGAGTTGGTCGCTGGCCAGTCTTACGGCGTGCGCGTCAGAACGGTAAGCAGCGGCACACAGTTCAAGCAAATAACCGCGACCTATGACGGCGGCGGCCAATGGTCTACAGGGAACGCCATTGAATTTATCGCTGGCGACCTAGCCTCGTACGGCGTGGCAGGATCAGAAACACTTGATTGCATCGTTGTTAATGTATCGCCGGGCGCAGACCTTGGGGCAACGATAACGCTGGTTAACGCGGCCAACGAGATTTATACGGAAGATGACAAGGACCTGCCCCCGTACACAACCAACTTGCGGCCCAGGCCAGAGAATCAGATACCGACAACGCCGGAGATTAGCGCGGGCGTGGGGCCTTCTAATTACATGTCTGCGGTTGTTGAAGTGTCAGTGCTGAACCCTGAGCGTCTTGCCACCGTTACGCGCTCCTACCGTCTGCAATATAAGATTGATTCGGACATCATTGAAGACCCAGAAACAGGCGAAATCATAACAGACCCCGGCAGACCCGACGGCGACTCAGACGTGTGGATTGATGCACCAGACATAGACGCCAGGATCGGCAGCGTTGATGTCCCTATACCGCTGGATGTCGGAAACCGGATTGTGTTCCGGGCAAAAGCACGCGGCACCGGAAACCTAATGTCAGCGTGGTCGGCAGAGTACGAATTAATCATTAGCAAACAGCCCGCACCGGATGTTAACAGCTTTAAAATAACCGAAGAAATCAACACGCCAAAAACCCCGGACGGCATGTTTTCCACGCTCGTGATTACGGTTGACGAGCCGCCGACAGACCCTTACTTGTACGCCATAGCCGAGTATCGGCTACCAAGCCAAGACGAATGGCAAAGAATCAGCAAAATAGGCTGGCAGTTCCCTAGTGTTGCTGAAGTGGTTGTATTGGCGAACGGCACGCAATACGAGATCCGCGTCCGTAGCGTTTCGGTGTATGGCGTTGAGAACTTTTTACGGCCTTCGGCAGATTGTCACTACAACAAACGTGCTGGACCCGGAGTACACAGAAGACAACCCGTTTCTTGTTCTGCCGGTCCCGGACGTGCGCGGCCTTGAACTTTTTGAGCAGGGTAACGATACGGAGTTTGGCGGACGCGATGCTAAGTTTGTATGGCGTCGATCCACCGTTGGCGACTGGGTAGAAATTGGATTCGAGGGGCTTCGCGGTGCCGGTGCTGGCAGACTGGATCAGTATTTTCGGGATTATCAGGTTGAAATCTGGGCTGATAATCAGATCGTCAGGACTGAGCAGGTTTACGATCCTGTCTATATCTACTCCTTTGAAAAGAATGCTGAGGACTACCGGCGCGTAACGGGCACGGTTGGCGCATGGCGCGACTTTGAGATCAGGGTTATTGAGCGTGGCCGTAATAACCAAGTGTCTGCTAATCCGGCCAAGCTGTCTGTGGCCAACACCGCCCCCGAACCCTTAGCCGCACTCTCAGTAGTGCCAGGCTTCAGCGTCATCGAGATCAGCTACCTGCGCCCCGATGATCTGGATTTTGCAGGCGTTGATATTTGGGTTAGCCAGACGCAAGGCTTTGACCCTGACTCTACTGAGCCTACTGCCACGGTATCTGACAACAGCTATATCGTGTCCAGTCTGACCCAGGGCGAAACCTACTATGTTCGGCTGCGGCCTTTTGATTTGTTTGGCAAGACCGGCACCAATACCAGCGCAGAGTTTGCGGTCACTACCAAAACCGGCGTGGATATTACCGGGCTGAGTGGATGGGCTTATGAGATTGATCCTGTTGATCGGGCGTTTATTGAGGCCAACTTGGCAGGTGACGCAATACCCTCTACTAGGATCGAGAGCCTTGCCGTTCCCAAGCTAACCGGCGGCGTTATAAATGCTACTGAGACAATCACCAGTGAAGGCGTGATCCGTGCTGTCGATGACATCAATACGCCCACTGTTCAAACCGGCATAGGACCGGCCACTTTTGGCACCGCAACCACTTATTTGATGTGGGCATACAACGGCACCGATCGGACGTTCAGCGTGGATGAGCTGGGGAACGTTAGCGTAACGGGTTCCATTACCATTGCAGCCGGAAGCTCTGGCGTTGCTAACCTGAGTGATGCGGGGACGCTGGCAGGGAAGAACTCGGCAGATTGGGCCACTGAAGTGGCGGGCACTGGCAAGCCTGCCAACAATGCGGATGTGACTGGCGACAACACCGCCGCATCCATTGCCGGACAAGGCTCACTAGCAACCCTCAACAGCGTTGATTGGAACAGCACCCTTGACAACATTCCCGCCCGAGTGAGCGATACAGCTACGACTGGCCTGAACCTGACTGACACCTATATAGGGTATTACTTCAATGGCTGGAAGTCTTACATTGCGAATGATGGAAGTTTTCAATTCGGGGGGAACACTGGGAGTTATATCTCCTATCAAGGGGATGAAGTAATATTAAACAACGTCAGTCTTAAAGTGGGGGGAGAAACTACCGACTCCGATTATATCTTGATTGAGGTTGACTCCTCGGGTGATGGGGTAGTAGAAACATACAAAAAGTTTGGAGGACAATATAGACAGTTCAAGTCATTGACCAGAACTGAGACGGGGGTGGCCGACAGTGGGACTTTAGTAACACTGCCTGGTTTTTGGAGTAGTACTCCAAAAATACAGGTTAGTCCTAACACGGTACCAACATATTTACCTCAGTATTCTAATCAGTCCCAAACTTGGTCTTGCCAAGCTAGGAGCTTAACTGAAGTATCTGAGGGTGTCTGGCAATTTGAGGCTATCTCTAACTTACAGCTGGGCGCAGCTAGTGGTTCCTTAGCTGTGAACGTAGCTGGCTCAGGAGGCGTGGCAGCAACACCAGACAATACAAATTATGTTGACGTTAAGGTTTCAATGAGTTCTTCAAGGGGCACTGGAACATCCCCCAACTACTATTACCGGCGTGTCTTGTGGCGTATAGGCTATGCCACTTCATCTGGTGGAACTTATACTTGGTCAACCTACCAGACCAAGAATATTGGAGCCACACTATCGAGTGTTTCGGACTCCCGTTCTATAAGTCTAACATCAGGTTTGTGGTATATAAAGGTTGAGTTTTCGGCAGAGGACGCCGGTGGAACTTTCTCAGTGGGTGGGTCTTCTTACGAGTATACTTCAGCAGTAGTATCAAATAATGGATCAGTGGCAGGGGATGTTTATGACGAAAGTGGGTACTTACCATTTCCCCTGCCCGCGTACTCTCCCCCATCTGGATACAATGTGTATGATGTTGACTACTCAGTAGAAGTTGCTCATGACGTTGATGCAACGGCTGGCGCTTATGCTCGGAATAGGTATTCAGATGGCCCATCTTACTATTACTCGTCTTCGGGTAGTCTCAGCGACTTCACAACAATCATCAACAATGGCGAAACCTCTTACAATGAATCCGCGCTCGAAGGCGAAATGGTCTCTTCTGCGACGCTTGGATCAGGACGGGTGCGACTAGCATTAAAAAATGGTAGTGCGACCATCCGCAGCCGTAAACTACTCACTAACAGCACCACCGCTTCCAACTCTTACAACTACTTAAGTTTTGATTACACACTTAGCAGCGCTCAAATAATTGCTTCGGGCGTGCTAAACTGGCTAGCCGTTGGCGAATAAATAAGGATTAAGCATGAGTCAGTACAGGGTTAAAGTTGAGGTGCCTTATGAGGTGCCCTGCGGCACTTGTGATAGAAGCATTCAGGTTAGAGGCGACAAGACGCGGACGTATCGCTATAGGTCTGGCCAGAGTCAGCTCTATTGCAATTTAAAATGTTCATCAGCCTCAAAAGTCGGGGTGAAGAATCCCGCCTTGTCAGAAAGGATGAAGGGAAATTCTTACTCAGTCGGTAAGGTTCCGGCTAACAAGCTCAAAGTTACCAGCCCAAGGTTTTTTCAAACGATAGACACCGAAGAAAAGGCGTACTACTTGGGGCTTCTGGCCGCTGATGGTTGTGTTAGGTCAAATTCTAAGGACGGCAATAAGTTGGTTTTAAGTCTGAAAGACAAAGAGCCTGTTTATCACTTGAAAAATCTTCTTGGTTGCGAGGCGAAGGTGGTTAAAAGAAATTATGAGGCATGGGCTAACCCAATGTACTGCCTAAGCATTGGCGACAGAGATCTTGTAGCCGACTTAATTAGTCACGGCATAACTCAAAATAAAACAAAACCTTAAAGTTTCCAAGCAATCTTTGTGGCGGCATGGCGAGGCATTTCATAAGGGGCTACATGGATGGTGACGGGGATGTCTGCTTAGTAAACGAGCCTTCTAGGAAGCTGTTGACAGTATCTTTTTATGGGACAGAAGATTTGGTTAATGGTTGCATTAAACACTTGGACAAAAATGTCGGCCTAAAATCAAAAGGCACATTTCAGCAGGGGGCAATAACTAAGTTTAAGAGGAGCTGCAAGCAAGCTCAGAATATATTGGAATACCTTTACAAAGATTCTAGCGTTTTCTTTGGCAGGAAAAATCAGAAATACCTTGATTGGCTTGAATATAGGAGCATACCTCAATGAGTCAGTATTCGACCGGATTATCCAGCGTCACAAACAACAGCGCCACAGTAACAGGCACCAACACCCTATGGCTCGCAAACGTCACCGCAGGAGACTCGTTCACCGTTGCCGGTGATCGCGTGATGTATGACGTTGCGTCGGTCGATTCCGATACCCAGGTAACGCTGTCAGCGCCGTATGCGGGCACAACAGCTTCCGGCGTTGTCTACGCCATTGGCACCGGCTTCACAGTGCCTGATAGCTTCCCGGAGATGAGCCAGGGGGATATTGAGACGGCCACTATTTTTACGCGGGGCATGCGGAAGATTCAGAGTAAGTTTATTGGCATTGCTATTGATAAGACTAAGCTGGACACTGTTGAAGACGGTGCCACGGCAGATCAGACAAAAGCAGATATTGACGCCCTTAATATTGATGCGGATACGCTTGATGGTATTGACTCGCTAGGCTTCGACGCGGCGGGCGCTGCTGACACTGCCGTATCAGACCACGTTGCATTGCCTGACCCGCATACTCAGTATGCCGATCAAGCCAATACCTACACCGAAACAGAAGTGGACTCGTTGCTTGACGACAAGGCGGCCATTGCTGGGCAGGTGTTTACAGGCGACATAGAGGCACCCGGAATAACGGCCACGGGATCTTTTACCAGTCCCGGCATAGATGATAATGCTACGTCTACCGCTATTACTATTGATTCTGATGAAAACGTGGGGATTGGTACGACGAATCCTCAGTATAAACTAGATATTTCAACCGATGCTGATGATAGCGAAACATTCGACAGCATAAGGCTAGACGTTAGTAACGAACAAGGTGGTGCTGCTTCAAGCGGTCTTGTCTGGGCGCCGAATTTTTAGTGGCTATACTAAACAGTCTGCTGCCATTAAAGCTATGAGCGAAGGGAATTTTTTCAGAGTAGGCATTGGGTTTTTTACCGGCAATACCTCAGACAAATCTACTGATGCAGTTGAGCGCATGAGAATAGATCCGTCAGGCAACGTCGGTGTTGGGACAGAAACTCCTGCAGAAAAGCTAGATGTGGATGGCAGCATCCGTGCATCAACCGGCATATTGTTCGGGACTGATACGGCGGCGGCTAATACGCTTGATGATTATGAGGAGGGGACTTGGACGCCAACTTTAGACGGAGTAGCTGATGCCGTATACGATTCCTTCAATGGCGGCTGGTATATTAAAGTTGGTAATGTTGTTACTGTTGGAGGTACTTTCCGACTATTAAGTAAAGGCTCAATGAGCGACACTCTTGATGCTTTAATTGGAGGCTTGCCATTTACCTCTAGCGGCGGCGGAGGACCAATCGGCCAGTACCGTAGTGTCGCATCTACTAACGTTAACTCTGGCCTTGATAATGTGCCATCTGGTGGCACAATCCAAACAAGAATAACTACTAATAGTACTAGTATACGTCTACAATACTTTGATTCTGGTACTGGTAACGGCGTATATATAGAAGGAAGTAATGTGTCAAATGGTTTATATATGGAAGTATCCGCTACATACAGCACATCTTAATCATAGCTATTAGAATTTATAACACCAGACATTTAACAAAAGGAAAATACCATGGCACTAACCAAAGAAGTAATCATAGACAAGTACGAAGTAGTCGGCCCCTACAAGCACGTACAATGCCGACAAGCAACGGTCATCAGCGATGATGGTGTAGAGCTATCCCGATCATTCCACCGCTGCGTCATTAGCCCTGGCGATGACGTATCAGGCGAATCGGCAGAGACTCAAGCCATTGTTGCAGCGGTGCATACGCAGGAAATTAAAGACGCTTATGCCGCGAGTCAACAACAGGAGGCTGTATGACGCTATTGTATTCATTGATCTGGTTCGTATTGATTGACCTACCCCTTTCACTATTGCGAGTAGCAGTGGCCATTGTAGGACCGGTTATGGTTTTACTTACGTTACCTTTTGCGGGTGTCCGTGAAGGCATGAAGCACTTGCCTGTATGGGCCAGTTGGTGGGGCAATCCTACTTATGGCACTTTCGGCAATGACAGCTACCAAAACAACGAGGCTTATAACCCTTTCTTTGTGGACAACCCCAAAAGGCTTCTGGAGCCAATGGTATTGGTTGGTAGTAAGAAACCCTGCTAACGGCCTGGTGAGCTCACCTTTGTTTAGCCTGGTTCAAGCAGACGCCGACGATGTAAGGTATTGGGGTCAGGATCATATTGATAATGGGATCTACGGGTGGCAATTCTTATCAGCACAAG